TCACCGAACTCGCTCCAAGACCAAGTGCCTTTGCAATATCACCACTATTTCTGATTCCACCACAGGCAAGAACTGGAACGAAGAGTTGACGAGCACAATCTTCAAGTGACGTTACATTTGGAACACCAAATCCCGTCTTGATACGAGTCGTACAGAGTGAACCACCACCGATACCAACACGAATTGCATCTGCTCCCCAATCTTGTAGTGCCAATGCTGCTTTACCCGTCGCAACATTTCCTGCGATTACATCTACGTTAGATGGAAGATTCTTTTTTAAATTACTGATTGCGTCACGAACAAAACTATGATATCCGTGAGCCACATCAATAAGAATAATGTTTGCTCCGTTTCGGACGAGTTCCTGTGCTCGTTCTAAATAGTCACCATTTGCTCCAACTGCTGCCATAACGTGTGGTGTCCACCAGTCTTTATTCTTTACACTCTTACTGGTATATGATACTTCGTATGCTTGTTCTGCCGGTGTCATAAATCGGTGAATGCAACCGATACCACCAAGTTCCGCCATTGCGATGGCCATCTCACTATCACAAACCGTATCCATCGGAGATGCAACAAATGGAACCCTAATACTATAATTAGTCGTTAGTTTGGTCGTGAGGTCAATGTTCTGACGAGATTCAATATCCGAAAATGCGGGAATAAGCTGGATGTCGTCGTAGGTGAGAGCTTGATTAGCGTGTAATTGTGTCATAATAATCGTTTTGTTTGCGTTGACGTTCAATTTCCTTGATATGATACAGACTCCATTCTTCTTCATCTGGAAGTGGTGCTATTGTTTTATATCCAACAATACGTTCGTGAACTTTTCCTTCCCAATAGATAAAATCACTATTACGATATAATCTAGTTTGATAATCTGGGAACATTACCCAACCCTTTTCATTTACGCGCCATCCCCACCGACGAATATCTTCTTCTGTCAGTCCATCTACTATGTTTACGCGAGGAACTAAAAATACATCTATTTCTTTGTTATTGTCTACGATGTCGTGAAGGTACGTCAGTAGATTTTCGTGAAACTTTTCATCTGCATCTACTTGGAAAATATACTCACCATTACACAATGCGTTCAAATAATTTTTATGTCCTGCGAAATCGTTATTGAGTTCATGTTGATATAACTCAATCTTATCCTTATCTGCGTAATCATACAACATAGAACACGTAAACGGGTCAGTAGAATTATCATCAACTACCACAATTTCGTCACCCGTCTTTTCGCAATGTGGAATCAATTGGTCAAGGAGGTCACGAATATACTCACCTTCATTATGTGTTGTAATTGCGAACGAAATAAGTGGAGTCATTTCAGTTTGTGCCTGATATAATTGATAAGTTCACTAAATAAAACTACGAGTATGGAAACTACATACACAATACAAATAACTGTGACTATTAATAGTGATATAATAAAATACACAATTCCTGATATAATGTCAAGTAGTAATGTCATAAAAGTTCTCTGTATTTGAAAAGTGCTAATTCTTTGGCTTTTGCTTCGAGGTCAACATCAATCGTGAGTCCAAAATCATCAATACGAGAAAACACATAATCAGCATGAGCGCGAGGGTTACCCGTAACGTTCTCATTAACATTTTTGCTCTCACTATAATGGAAAAGTGGGTTCATGCCATCTGGCCACGTACCAGCGGCAAGTTCTGCAGCATCTTGAGTAGTCAATCCATCTGAGTGAAACTGGTGGTGAAAATAGTCAAAGGTAAGTGGAATACCCAATTCTGCATGAAGGTAGGTAAACAACTGAATGATAGAGAATGCGTTTTCCTTATCATCATTCTCAACCACCATACGTGCTTGAAGATTTGGTGACAACTTACGGAAATTATCAATCCACCTTTGAGCCGTCTCCTCAGAGAAATTCATACCAACGTGAATGTTGATTGCATTGTAAGGACTGGTAGACAATCCCATATAATCAAATACTTCGGAGTGGAGTTCCAAGTCTTTGATAGAATTGTCTACGACTTTTGCGTGAGGCGACCCCAACTTCACAAAGTGGTCAGGGTGAGCAGTAATACGTTGACCAGTGAGTTTAGCAAAATCACCAGCCTGCTTGAGAGTACTAACAATAGCAAAATAATCGGGGAGACTGGTAATCTTGTATTCAGTACCCCACGGGAATATACCAGACCCCATACGGAATACAGTGATTCCGTTGTCGGCGTTCCACTTTAGAATAGTAAGGAGGTCTTTTGCGTTTGCGAGCGCAAGTTCAGATGCATATTTCAGACCTTTCGCTTCAAAGGTAGCTTTACGCATTGCACGACCAGTAGTAATACCTTGTTTGTTTAATAATGTATTAATACAACAATAACCGATATTAATAGGCACAGAGCCTCCAATTAGAGTAGTACCCTAAATATACATCAATTTACAAGATTTGTCAAGTGGTATTAAAATAAACTTATATCTTGGTGTTTTGCGCTAGTTTTCTTTTTCCAAAAGTTTTCCAGTACACGTTCTGTTTCTTCTTTTGTTAAATATTGAGAAGTTTGCTCGGTTACATTTAATACTGGTTCTTCAACAACAGTACCCTGTTCGACTACTGGTTTTTCATCATATACCGCAAACGTTTTAAGTTTTTCTGTTGTGTCTTGTTTAGCCTCTCGTTTTACCAAAAAGTTGTACGCTAGGACAAGACATATTGATAGTGGGTCAAATACTAATACGATGACCAATATAAACCATTTAACTACAGTATCTAATGGAACACCAATTGCACGAGAAATATAAACGAATGTTCCAATATCGGAATTAGTTGTGATTGCAACATCCGTAGTCAAACTCTTAGCTTTCAAACTATCACGTTGAGCAGATGCTTTGTTAATTTCTTGTTGTAATGTATTTGCGGTTCTGGTAAGTTCTGTTAGTTGATTCTGTGCATTACGAATTGTGATATTTGACCCCGTAGTACTTTTTGCAATCAAATCATCAATACGATTTTCTTGTTGACCACGAAGTGAAATAATTTGGTCTAATCGTTGTGTTTTACGTTTGATTTCTTCGTCAATTGTTTGTGCTTGTGAATTTAATATTTGTACTTCTGCGTTCATCTTCAATGGGTCTGCCGCAACTTTGGCATAGGCTGATGAAAGATATCCATAGATACCCGCTGACGTAATGATGATTAATATTACACTCGCAACAGATAAATACGTTTTTAATGCTTTAGGAACTTCGGTCCAATAGCGATATAAAAATGAGATACCAACTAGTTTACCTAACTCCAACGCACTGGCCATCACCATTGCGGATACAGCTGCTCCGGCAAACAAGGTACCGATACCCGTGACCGAAAATAATGCTGCGCAACCTGCAATTGTGAGTGCAGTAAATGAAACCAGTGTTTTAAAGTTAAAATATTTACTCATATATTCTCCAAAAAGAAAAACGAACCGAACCAGTAGAAAACCAGTCCGGCTCGTTATATTTCTAGTCTATCTCCTAAATTAAGGTTGGATACCAGACATAACCGATGAGAATCACCTCCTGGTTAATCGGCTATGTGGTTAATACAGCAACTACACTTACAAACTAAACAACAGCACATACAAACCTCCTGTTGGTTAAAGTGTGAATTACTTAATCGTAACCTTTTTACTAGCTGGCTCCTTAGTCAATTTTTGGATTGTAACCGTAAGTAACCCATTATTGAATTGTGCATCTACATCGGAGGCATCCAATTGGTCACCGAGCTTAAATGAACGACTGAACGAACTACGTTTCAGTTCACGAAGTAGATAAACGGATTTATCAGTTTGCTCGTTCAATTGCGATGCGCCGCCTGAAATGGTCAAGACACCTTCCTTAACCTCAATATCAATTTCATCCTTCTTGTAACCGGCGAGTTCTGCTTCAATCGTCACAGAATCATCGTGTGAAATTACATTCACCTTTGGATATGCGGACTTTCCAAAAGGTTCTGCTCCCCAATGTTGAAAGAGTTCGGGAAAATCTCTACGGGTGATTTCATCAAACATTTTGTCAAATGTACTGATGAAGTTTTCCCTATTGTTCAAAACCGTTGACCCGAATGGGCGAAATACTAAATGAGTCATAAAATGACCTCCTATGTTGTGTGACCTCAGTATTGAGCGTCACGGGTGAATGACCCCACATTGTGTGCGGGTCTAATATAAATATAACCGTCCAAGTGATTTTGAACGGTTATATTATACAATATTAAAATTTTGCAGTATCTCCTTCCGTTCTACAGGACATATGGTCTGCCCAATGAAGAATATATGGAAGGTTTGTTTTCATTGCGTTAGGAACAAAACATTTGTAATATGCTTTGTTAGAATCTTCGTACATACCATCCGATAACTTAATACCTAACCATTCTTTTTCTGTTACGGGAACACCATACTTCTGTAGGGTAAACAACGCTCTGTCCGTGACAGTAAAATACTGAATATTTTCGTTGTGCTTGTACATCTCACCACGATTTTTACGATGCCAATCAGAATCTTGTTCAAGATAATACGGGCCCTGGTCGGGGTTTCCTAACTTACCTAAATCGTGATGGAGTGCAGCAAATATAAGTTCCTGTTTGGTGAAATCAATAGTACCACCCATTTTCTTATACTGTGCCGCAATCTGTAAAGACGTTTCCGTTACTCGTAGTACGTGGTCAATATAACCACCTGGAAACGCATTATGGTAGAATACCTTAGCTGATGCAGGAGCTGTTACTAGTTCTGTAGTAAAGTCTTCATACATCTTAATTAGCTGTTCTGCTCTTGAATCAGCCTTGATGTACTCCATAAACTTTTCATAATGTTGCTGAATCTGCTCTTCCGTAACCATTTGTTTATCCTTGTTTAGTGGTGTAGTCGTTTTTGTTGCCTAGTCCATAATTCAAATATAGTAGGTGCCGCTGGAATTTTCAAGAGGGTCATATTAATATCTTCTAATAGATGATATGCCTTCTTATTATTACAGGAGTTACACGAAGTAACCACGTTTTCCCATA